CCTGCGGCTTCCTTCAGATTCCACCTCGCGATGGACACCCTTGCCGTCCGGCTAACAGTTCCCCCTGTCGGGCCTGTAGAGGACTTTCACCTCCAAGTGGGTGCGCCCTGCCGGGCGCACCACCAATAAGGTGATCGCCGGAGGCGGCGTCCCCCTCTTCCGGTTCAACGTGGACGCCCAGGCCGGCGGGGTGGCCGACCTCACCCTGACCGCGGGAGCGGTGATCGGCACCTATCTCAACAAGTTCACGATGGGCGGCGGCCAGTTAGTCCGGATCATGCTGCACCCCAACCTGCCGCCGGGCACCATCATCTTCCGGTGCGAGCGGATTCCCTACCCCCTCACCGACGTCACCAACGTCATCCAGGTGAAGACCCGGAGGGAATACTACCAGATCGAATGGCCCCTCAAGACCCGGAAATGGGAAAACGGGGTCTATTACTCCGGCGTGCTCCAGAACTACTTTCCGCCGGCCTTCGGGGCGATTTTCAACATCGGCAACGGATAAAGACCGTTTACCGTTTCCCGTTTTCCGTGAAAGGCAAAGTCAAAGTCAAAGGCCCCATAGCAAAGACGGAAAACGGAAAACGGAAAACGGCAAACAGGAGGTGGCATCATGGTGCGACTAAAGGCCGACCCCAACGCGGGCGGCGTGAGCTACAAGGGCAAGGAATATCCCGTGGTCAAAGGGTTCATAGAAGTGCCCGACGAGGCCGCCGGGGAGCTGCTGGGCTTCGGCTGGGGGTTTACCCTGGCCAGGTCGCAGCCGGCGCCTGATGCGGACCAGAAGCAGCCGGGTGAGGAAGCTGCGCTGGAAGGGAAAGGTAAAAAGTAGGGGCGGCTTTCAAAGCCGCCCCTACAGCGGCGGGATGCGCTTCGCTTTCCCGCCTTACAGCCGCCCGGCAACAATGTAGGGTGCGCACTGCGCACCACGTAAGAGGAGCACCAAAGATGGCTGAATTGGCCCCGGAAGCGAAAAGGGCGATCCATGCGGATAAGTACGGCAAAGCCGACCCGGTGAAGAAGTGCACCGAGATCATCCAGGCGGCGCTTGCGGAATACGGCTGTAGTTTTCAGGTGATCATGGTCCCCCAAGTGACGGTTGTAAAAGCAGGGGTCAGGGGCCAGGGATCAGAAAGTCAGGGATCAGGGATTAGGGACCAGGGGCCAGCGAAAAACTAACCCCAAGCCCCTAACCCCTATCCCCTGGAGGTTCTAAATGGATCTCACCACACTGGCCAACGCCAAGCAATGGCTCGGGATCAGCAGCGAAACCGACGACGCGTTGCTGACGCGCCTGATCACCGCGGCCAGCTTCTTCATCGAGACCTACCTGAGCCGGCGCCTGGGCAGCCAGACCTATGCCGAGATCAGGGACGGCCACGGCGGCCAGGTCATGACATTTCGGGAATACCCGGTGACCGCGGTGTCCTGGGTCGCGGTGAACGGCGTTTCCATCCCCCTGGCGCCGGACACCGTGACCCCGGGCTACCGCTTCACCCGGACCCAGATCATCTTGCAGGGCCATCGCTTCATCCAGGGCTGGGGCAACGTCACCCTGAACTACACCGCGGGCTATGGGCCGCCCACCGGCGGCTGGTTTGAGGACGCCTGGCTTACCGCCGGGGAGGGGGATGCGATCTTCCCCTTCGACCTGGAGCAGGCGTGCATCGAACTAATCTCCTGGCGCTACAATGAGCGCCAGCACATCGGCCAGAGCGGCAAATCCCTGGAAGGGGCCAACGTCACCTACAGCGTCCAGGACCTGCCCCCGGACGTCAAAACGGTGCTGGACCGTTACCGGCGCGTGGCACTGGTGTAGGGTGCGCACTGCGCACCAGTTTTCGGTTTCCAGTTTTCGGTTTTCGGTGAGAGTCAAAAGCAAAGTCAAAAGGGAAATTTAAGGCAAGGGGCAAAAGGGAACGTCTAATGAAACCAAAACTTGAGCTCATCAGACCCAGCGGCGGTATCGGCCACGGATGGATTTGGAACATGCGGAAGCTTGCCAAGGTTCTGGGCATTGAGGAAATTCCCTGGAAGAAGATTATCGCACTCCTTCATCCGCAGCTAACCGGGGATAATTAAGGAAGGCAAAAGGCAAAAAGTAAAAGGCAAAATATTTTTACTTTTTACTTTTGACTTTTTACTTCCCCGGAGGGGCAAACGCATGATTAAAGCCTGGATTGTAGGGACCGAAAGAGTGATCGGCCGCCTGGACCAGACCCCGGGCAAGGTGGCCGCGGCGCTGCGCCGGGCGGTGGAGGCCGAGGCCATCAAATTGACCGCCTACGTCAAGGAGTAGAAGCTCAGCGGGCAGGCGTTGAAGACGCAAACCGGCACCCTCCAGCGCAGCATCAATTATCAACTCCAGGATGAAGGCGACCGAATCGCAGCCACGGTGGGCACCAACCTGGTCTATGCCGCCATCCACGAATATGGGGGCACCACCCGGGCCCACGTCATCGAGGCGAGCAAGGGCAAGACCCTGGCCTTCCAGATGGGAGGCCAGGACGTGTTCTTCAAACGGGTCAATCATCCGGGCTCGCACATGCCGGAGCGCTCCTTCCTCCGCTCCTCCCTGGAGGAGAACGCCGGCAGTATCCGGGCCGCCATCGAGGCCGCGGTGGCCGAGGGGATTAAGGGTTAGGGGTTGTAGGGGCGGCGTCCCGCCGCCCAGGGCGGGGAAACCCCGCCCCTACAGAGGCAATTATGAATCGAGAAGCCATTTATAGCGCACTATTTGCCCTTTTGTCCGCCATCCCGGGGATCGTCACCTTCAGCCGCCGGGTACGCCACTGGACCGACGTGCCGCCGGTGGAGCAGCCGGCCCTGATCCAGGAGCAGTTTGAAGAGAGCGCCCGGTACGTAGGCCGGGCCTTCCCGGCCAAATGGACCCTGAGCCTCAACCTGGCCCTCTACGTCAACGTGGGCAACGATCAGCAGGCCGCCCCCTCACAAACCCTCAACCCCCTCCTGGACGCGGTGCTGGCCGCGCTGATGCCCCCCCCGGGCCAGGAGGAGCAGACCTTAGGCGGCCTCGTTTCCCATTGCCGGCTCAGCGGCAAGGTGCTCATCGCCGAGGGAGGGTCCCTGGGCCCCCAGGCCGCGGCCCTGATCCCGGTGGAGATAGTGGTGTCTTGAAAAAGCAGGGATCAGGGACCAGGGACAAACCCCTAATCCCTAATCCCTAACCCCTAACCCCTGATTTTACAGGAGGTTAATATGGCCGACGAATCGCAGGAAAAACCCAAAGAACAGCCCGCGCCGCAACCGGCGCCTGCGCCTGCGCCCGGATCCGCGGCCGTCTTGCTGGTGGAGCGCTGGTGGCAGGATTGGTTCCCTAATTCCCCGGTGAGCCGGGACTCGGCTGCCTGGAACCACGCCTACCAGGCCAAGGAAAATCTTAAAGACAGGTTGAAAAAGCAGGGATCAGGGGTCAGGGATTAGGGACCAGGAAAAAGCAGGGATCAGGGATCAGGGACCAGGAACTAACCCCTAATCCCTAACCCCTATCCCCTGCCTCTAACCCCTAACCCCTGATCTCTAACCCCTAACCCCTGATTTTACAGGAGGTCATCATGCCCAAACAATTCTTCTTCGGGGCCGGGACCCTTTACGGGCTGGACAATTCCACCCCCACTCCCACCCCCGTCAAATTCGGCACCTTGCAGGACGTCTCGGTGGAATTCTCCGCGGACGTCAAGGAGCTTTACGGCGCCAACCAGTTTCCCGTCCACATCGGCCGGGGCAAGAACAAGATCACCTGCAAGGCCAAGCTGGGCCAGATGCAGGGCGCCATGCTCAACACCCTCTATTTTGGGCTGCCCCTGGCCGTCGGCGAGCTGCTCGAAGCCCTCGGCGAAGCGCAGCAGATCCCGGCCGCTACGCCTTACACGGTCACCGTGGCCAACTCCGCCCATTTCGCCCAGGACCTGGGGATGGTCTACGCCGCCGGCGGCGCCCCCCTGACCCAGGTGCCCAGCGCCCCCGTGGCCGGGCAATACAGCGTGGGCGCCGGCGGGGTCTACACCTTTGCCGCGGCCGATGCAGGCAAGGCCATCCTCATCGACTACCTTTATCGCTCGCCCACCACTGGGGGAACCATCGCCATCAGCAATCAGCCGATGGGCCTGGCGCCCACCTTCAAGGCGGTCCTGACCGGCGTCACCGACGGCAAGACCATGACCCTGATCCTCAACCAGTGCATCAGCAGCAAATTGACGCTGCCCACCAAGAACGAGGATCACCTGATCGTGGAATTCGACTTTTCGGCGATGGCGGACGACAACGACCAGGTGGGAACGCTGACGGTGACGGAGTAAAGACAGGGATCAAGGACCAGGGACCAGGGATAAGGTTTTACTAACCCCTATTCCCTAATCCCTAACCCCTGCTCCTAAGGGGAGTTAATGATGGAAGAAAGGCACTTGCTTGACGGCGTCCCCCTGCGTCTCGGGGGGCAGGACTACATCCTGCCGCCCCTCAACCTGGCGGCCCTGGAGAAATACTGGCCGGTGATCGAGTCCTGGGGCGAGCCGCCGGCATCACTGGTGCAGCGCCTCTCCGAGGCGGCGGAGTTGCTGCACGCGGCGCTTTTGCGCAATTATCCGGAGCTCACCCTGGCCGAGGTCAAGGAGGGCCTGGACCTGGCCTCGTTTCCGGCCATCCTGCCCCAGCTCCTAGAGGTGAGCGGCCTGACTCGGCGCCCCCCGGGGGAACCGCAGGCGGGGAGCGTCCCGATTGGGGCTACCTCTATGCCCGGGTAATCAGCCTCACCGGCTGGACCTGGGAATACGTCGGGCAGCAACTGACGCTGCCCCGCCTTTACGAGATGCAGCGCTACTGGGAGCAGCACCCCCCGGTGGGTGACCTGGTGGCCGCCTACTTGGGATACCAGGGGCCGAAAACCGAAAACCGAAAACCGGCCCTTATGGATCGCCCGAGGAGCTGATGGCCGCCTTCGGCAGCGTCGGAGGCAAGATTAAAAGATAGCTGTCAGCTATCAGCTATCAGCTAAGGCAAAAGAAAAATCAAAAGGCTACCCCAAGAATATGGGGCCGATTTAACAAAATTGAAAAGTGCAGAGCAGTTCGCGGATCTCAAGAATTTTCCAAAATGTAAAGATGACAATTAGGTTTTGCTTTTAGCTGATCGCTGAAAGCTGACCACTGAAAGCTGACTTTATGGCTGATGACTCCCAAATCGAAGTTCTCATAAGCGCCCAAGCCGACGCATTGAAAGACGGCATGGAGCAGGCCAAGGCCGCGGTGAGCGACGCCACCGCCGAAATGAAGGCCTCCCTGGAGCAGGTATCGGCGGCGAGCGCCGTCAGCGCCTCTTCCATCATAGAGTCCATGAAGCGGGGCGGGGGGGGCGGCGGCGGCGGCCGGATGGAGGAATGGCGGCAGGAATTGGAGGAGATCAAGGAAGAGGGAAACCTCCTGGATCAATCCAAGGCCCAGGAGCGCGCCTTCTGGCAGGAGAAGCTGGCCCTCTGCCAGGAAGGCTCCGCCGAATACCTCCAGGTGAAGCACCGGCTCTACGAGCTGGACGTGGCCGACGCCAAACAAGCGGTGCAGCTGCAAATCGCCGCCATCAAACAACAGCAGGCCAGCGACAAGGGAAACTCGGCCCAGCGCCTGGCCGATCAGGACCGCATCGTCGCCCTCAATCTCCAGTATTACGGCAAGGATTCCATGAATTATCAAAACGCCGTCCTGGAGAAAAAGAAGATGCAGGCGGACGCCGACAAGAGCGACCGGGAGCTGGCCGAACAGAAGCTGCAAAACTCCCTGAAACTGGCTCAGATGGATGTGGAGGCCCAGAGGGAGAAATTACGCCAGGAAAAATCCCTCGGCATAATCTCCGCCAGCGAGGAGCTCGCCCAGCTCAAGACCCTGAAAGAGCAGGAGCTCGCCCTGGAGAAGCAAAATTTCGAGCAGCGCCAGACCATCTGGGCCCAATACCCCAAGAAGATGGCCGAGATCCAGCAAGAAGTCCTGGTCGCCGAAAAGAAGAACGCCCTCGAAATCCAGAAGTCCGAGGCCCAGGCGGCCCAGGCCGTGGAAGATAAGTGGAAGGCGGCCCTGGCCCCCATCGATTCGGCTATGGACACCGCCATCAACGGCATGATCCAGGGCACCCAAAACATGCAAAAGATGCTCGACCATATCCTCTCGGGCATCCTCATCTCCTATCTCAACCTGGCCGCCAAGAGCCTGCAGAACTGGATCGCCACTGAGGCGGCCAAGCTGCTGTCCACCCAAACCACCTCCGCCCAGGTGGTCGCCGCGGAAACCGCGGCCGCCCCGGAGGCCGACGCGGCCCAGGCCCTCCAGGACATTCAGGCGATCAGCGGCTCCGCGGCCCAGGGCGCCGCGGCCGCCTATGCGGCGATGGCCGGCATCCCGGTGGTGGGGCCGGAAATGGGGGCGGAGGCCGCGGCCCAAACCTATGCGGCCATCATGGCCTTCGCGGGGATGGTCCCCGCCGCGGCCGGCGGCTGGGACGTGCCCGCCGACTCCCTGGCCTACCTCCACAAACAGGAGATGGTCCTCCCCGCCTCCCTGGCCGAGGGGGTGCGGGGCCTGGTGGCCGG